GCCTACCTTGTGCTCGCATCCTAGCCTCTGTAGCTAGGCGTTGTTGTTCGATACCAGGGGCAGACAATGCAGCTAACTTGTTGTAGTAATCTCTTGATAACTGATCAACATCAGTCATTTCAGCAGCCTGTGCAGACTGTATAGCTGCTCTACCTAGAGGAGCCATCAGCATTTGTGCTACAGGACTAACATTACTCTCTAGTTGTCCTGTCTGAGGATTAACTTGAGTATTAACTAAGTTAGTGGATACACCATAAGGTGTAAACTGACCAACCATGTTTGAAGCACGTTCAGCGATGTTTCCTAATGCCTGTCCAGCACCTTGACCAACATCACGGTATGCGTTGAATAGGTTAGTAGATAACGTATTGTATTCTTGTTGACTAATCTTACCTTGTTCACGTAGTTTATCTGCTGCATCCTGCACCATAGCTAGGTTAGCACCAGATCCAACAAGATTACCTAGTAAGTTACCAGCGGAAGAACCACCTAATGCGTTAGCTACAGTACTTGCTGCTGTACTAAGAACAGAGGAAGGGATATTACTTAGTAAACCACCAGCTGCTGCTGGCAGTACACTACCTAAACCTAAACCAGCTCCTAAAGCACCTAAATTAGATCCAACAGCTCCTGCCTGAGCTACTGTAGAAGCTAGTGGGACCATTCCTTCACCAAGAGCTATAGCTAAATCAGCCCCTGTTAATGCACCAGCCGCTGCTGGTAATCCTGAAGCAGTTGCAGCAAGTGACGCAGGTGCAGCAGTGCTTGCTAATGTCCCAGCAACCTCTGGAATAGTTGCGCCGCCTGCAGCGGCAGCAGCTTCTGCAGCACCAGCAGCGGTAGCGGCCTCAGCACCACCAAACAAAGAACTAATTTCAGGAAGACTACTTAGTCCAATAGCACCGCCAACAATTCCTAATGCTTGTAACCAACCCTTCCACTCTGGTGTGTTAGGACTAGCTAGCCTAGTTGATGTAGGTGTTCCATAAGCATCATACTGTTGTACAACAATCTTATCACCCTGCGTACCGATTGCTTTCTCAACAACAAAGTCATCAGCCTTTTCCTGCTGAGTGATCCTTCCTTGCTCTGTGCCAATGGTACGTTGTACATCACCAGTAAGCAATGTACCCATCGGTACACCAGCATTCAAGAAGTATTGCCGTACTTGCTCTACAGGTAATCCAGTAACAGTAGCTAAGTCTTGTGCTGTAGCTCCATAAGCAGCAGCAGTTTTCCTAATAGCTTCTGGATTATTGATGTTAGTTACAAGCGTATCAATAAAACTTTGCTTATCTTGAGGTGACAGATTAAAAGTGGTTGCCATAGTTAACCTTACTTAAACAGTTCGTCCTGTCTTAAAGAATATGTCGATTTGTTGAATCGATAACGAGTCTGAGGTAATATCTGCCTGTATACCAACTTGGAATACTCTACCATTCCTACTTAATTGTGCTTTAAGTATGTTGATACCTTTAGTAGTGCTAAAGTATTCGTTGATGTTGTATTGAGCTACGTTGTACTCAGATTGTGTAGAACTAGGTATTGCTGTTAAATTAGCTATAGAATAGTCTGTGGAGTAATCAACACCCCACTTCAGTGTGATGTCAGTGCTAGCACCGCCAACGACAAGCATCGATAGCTTCTTAAGTATCTTTATGATAGAAGCATTCGTAGCATCTAAGTAGGCTGTGAAGTACATAAACCTGAAAGAAGTACCATTGTCTGAATAGCTAGCACCATATTCACCAATGTATCCTTCTCTACTGATGTATAGTTTTCTATCTCTAGTTGATACAAAGGCTTTAGGATACAGTGTCCATGTTGTTGTTTTACAAGAACCATCCTGAAGTCTTGACTTTAGATCAAAACAATAAGACATTAATCGATTAGGTAGGCTTAAGACATAGAAAGCATTCTTCTCATCGTATACTGACTTAATAAGATCATTGTCATTATTAATCTGTACATCGTTGATTAGATCGTTTCGGACATTCCTTGATACATCGAACAATGGTGGTGACTTCTCTTGGATGATACGTCCAAGGCTACGAACACCAGTGTCAGATAAGAAGAACAGATCTGCTCCAACATCCTGTACTGAGTCTCTAGCGATGCAACCAACACCATCAATGACTTCAACTAACTTTAGATCATTAGCAGGATCTACGTCAGCACCAGAATAGATGATGATTGTTTTCTTACAAAAGATAACTAAGTAGCCGTTAAAGCCTGCTAAGGCTACAATGCTGTCAGTACCGTTAGTAAGTACAGTTTCAATGCTTACAGAGCCACTAGCACCACCAGACCATTTAACACCTGACAAAGTATCTGACCACCACACAGTTGTCTTGTCTGTGGTTGTGTCAGCTACCCATAAACGACCATAAGCGGCTAAGACTTCGTTACCGAGCTGTACTGTTCCTGAATAGCCGCCATGCGCCGAAACCAATCCCCAAGTATTAGCGGCATGATCATATAAGAGCGGATTATGTGCTCGTTGAAAGAAGTAGGTGTGATCATTGAAGCTAACAGCTTTCCAGTTTTGTGCAGTCCAAGTAGCGGATCCATCATATTTCTCAGTTAAGGTTGTTGTACCACTATAGATACGGTTGTTACCAATGCTGATGATCTCTGTTGTACCTGCTTTCTTAACTACTTCATGTAATAGTGTAGGCTCTGTGTTGTTGTATCCAGCAGAGGTATTGACGTTATCCCAACCAGCTCTAGCAGCAATACGACCATACTGATCAATAACAGCATTGTCTGCCATTAAAGCAAATTCTTTAGGGATGGATACAGAGGCATCTTGAGTATTAAGACCGGCAAAGCCAGGAGCTACAATACTTACTGGTAGTAAAGGAGCAGACATTAGGTCCACTCCCAAGTAGTTTCATCACCGTATCTTTCTGCTTCAATAGAGATATACGATGCTACTGCTTTACGATAAAGATCAGCTTGTTGATCACTTAAGCGACCACCGTCTTCACCACGTTCATTGATAGCACGTAGATAAGCACCTTGAATAACTAACTCTGACGGTACATAGACAACATCAGTGCCTGCTGACAAATCTGCTTGAGGAACAACACAGTCTACTTTAACAGTCAGTACTGATGTTGGTACAGGCCATAGATCAATTGTTAATACACCTGTAGCTGCTGTACTGTTACCAACAGAGAAGTACTGTGGATCTCCAGTAGTTGTTCCCTGAAGATTAGTCCACTCGTGCATCTGATACTGTGTAGCCTGAACTAAGTCTCTTTTTAGAGAAGGAATATAAATACTTAGAAGACGAGATCTAGGATTTGTACCAGGAATCTCATAGTTTTGTGTACCGTTAGCAGTAGAGATTGTCTTTGTGGTGCGTAGTACAGACCAGTTCCAAGCATCCTCTACTTCACGTTTAGCTTCGTTAACAAATTCACCAACAAGTTTAACGTAAGCGTTATCCGAGACAGAAACAGCTTCAACCTCTCTTACTCTACGTAAAACACCATTAACACAATCTAAGAATGTAGCCATTTAAGTCACCACTTTTCCCTGTCAGACCAGTACGCAGCAGACATCTTACCTTTCTTAATGTTAGCAGCATGACGAGCCTTAAAAGATTCTCTACGTTTACGATATGAAGAAGACTCTCCTTCTTTCTTAGGAGAGCCTTGTACTCCTTGTTGACCGAAACGAATCAACTTAACTTGATCACCTTCTTTCGCAACAACAACGTGACTTTTAGTAGGATGGTCTGGTGTTTTTTTAGGACGATTATATCCAGACACTCCTGCCCTTTCTAATCTAGGATCTTTCATTTCTTCTTTGCAGTTTTAGCTGCCTCCTTAAAAGCCTTATTAGTTGGAGCACCTTTGCTTCCAGGCTTCCTCATCTTTTCTTTGGAGCCTTCAGCAATACGCTGTCTTTTAGCGTGAATGTTGGCGTATAGTCCTTGTTTCATTTCTTTTTCTTAGGCTTAGTCATACCAGCCTCTGAAAGAGCAATAGCCACTGCTTGCTTACGTGACTTTACAACAGGACCACCTTTACCGCTATGTAGTGTTCCTTCTTTGTATTCACGCATAACTTTCTTTACTTTAGCAGGTTTCTGTTTCATGAAGGATAACCCATCTTACGTTCTTTAGCCTTCATTGACTTTGATTCTTTCTTTTCATGCATCTTCTTTGCTTTCTTTGATGCATACTCTTCAGCAGCTTTTTTACCTTTAGCTGTGTAAGGAAACTTCTTATTCGCTACCATCGGCATTTGTTTTCTCCTGCTTACGTTTAAACATACATTGAATAGTATCTGTTTCCCATATCCTGATAGCAGTCCAAACAATCGTTAACACTGCTGCTATGGCTGGTAACAGTTCAGCTAAAGTCCCTACCACAGTAAGGATTGAAATAGCATCTCCTACTTGCTTAACTTGCTCATCAGCGTGGATAGCCATGATTATTCACTCAAGGCTGCAATCTGTTGCTGTAACTGCTGAAGCTGAGTTAACAAAACCTCTTTCGTTGGTGTTATGGGTGTTATTGGTGTGGTTATTGGTTCTGCGAACACACCATCTACATAGCTCCACCCTGGTCCTGCTTGTGGACAATCAATCCATCCATTCTGTTCAGCAAGTTCAGCATCAGCAACGACAACATTAACAACAACATTGTTCTCTATGATTGCGAATCGGTTGTTCATTTTGATCACCATGCGTAAACACGACAAAGACCACTACCACCAGCACCACCAGCACCACTTGCGACAGCAAAACCAGCCCCAGCAGCAGCTCCACCACCACCCCCGCCACCAGCAGCTATGCCACCAGCACCACCTGCAACAGCAGTAGCCGCTGCTGAATTACTACCAGCACCATCGCCACCACCACCGCCAAAGAAATTTGTGGATGATGCGGTATTTCTTGCAGCACCGCCTCCTGTTTCACCAGTGCGTGAACCACCAGCAGCACCGTTTGATGCTACACCGCCACCTGCTGTTTCGTTCCAACTACCTCCAGCACCTCCACCAGCACCTCCTTGATAGCTACAACCACCAGCCCTTGCTGTTTGATCTGCATTTGTTGCACCGCCAGCAGCACCGCCAAATCCGCTTGAGAACTGAGCTTGCGCTATATTCGCCCATGTTGTGACCAAAGAGCTAACAGAAGCCCCGCCAAACTGTCCTGAACCAACTGTAGTACCACTTGTTGTTATTTTAGGTGCGTTTCCTGTACCTAAGACACCACCGCCATCACCACCAAAAGTATTGATTGTAGCTCCTACCGTACTTACACCTTTTTGACCAGCACCGCCTCCATAGCTCGTTAAGTAAGAGCCGAATGTTGAATTACCTCCAGCCGTTCCATTTGCTCCGCCACCGTTGGTTGTTCCAGAAGCACCTCCTGATCCACCAGCACCTATAGTTACTGAAACGGTGGAAGGAAGATCAGAAGCTTTAAACAATCTAAAAGTATAAGCACCGCCTCCTCCACCGCCACCACCTCCAGCGTCACCAAGGCTTGGTCCTGAATTCTTATAAGAGAAACCGCTACCGCCTCCCCCTCCAGCACCCCAACATTCAACCATCACAAATGTTTTTCCTGATGGTTTTGTCCATGTGCCTGAAGATGTGAACTCATCTATCTTAGGAGCAGGAGATGCAGCAGATTCCCAAATAGAGCCTGTAGAAGTTAATACATTACCTGCTGTTCCTGCAGGTATAGTAATTAAAGACCCAGAACCATTACCTAACAATACAGTTCCTGCTGTAACAAAAGATAAACCAGTACCACCATCGCTGACAGCTATATCTGTTGCTAGATTTGATACAGTACCACCACTAAAACTAAAATTAGTTAATGTACCGCTTGTGGCAGTTAGGTTTGTAATTACAAAGTTTTCAGCAGTACCTGTTAAATTACTAACAGTACCAGAAGCAGCGTCTAACTTCGTAGTAATAGCCGTGGCAATATTATTGTACTCAGTATCGTGCTCAGTACCTTTAATAATCTTGTTCGCATTACCACTCGGTAGCGAGTCTTTTGCAGCAAAGTTAGTTGTCTTTGTATAGTTAGACATGCTAATCAATCCTCTTTGGTGTTCTTACCCTTTTGGACCTTTTCAGTTTTCTTTTCTTCTTGTTCTTTTACTTCTTCGTAATCAGGATGTTTTCTCATCTCAGCAATATCAAAGTCATACTCTACATTAAGTAAGTTGTTTGACCATATACATCTAAAAGTAACCATTGTGACCTCTATATAAAAGAGAAGCTGCCTAAGCAGCCTCTCTATAGTGCTTCTAATTAGCTCGGAATGATCAGAGCAATACCAGCATCGTTACGCAACTCTGCAACACCGTAGAGGGTGTCAGCAGTGTAAAGCGTAGCTAGGTACTCTTGCTTGTACTGAGCCTGTGAGCGAACAGCCATCTGCTCTGCAAGGACCATTGCATCCTTGTGGAACATCAAGCAAGCACGAGGAGCCGTACCAGAAGAAGCGTAAGCAGTGTCAGCGTTGCTAGAAACAAACACTTTAACACCGTATACGTCACCAATCTGACCGTTACGGATGGTGTTGTTACCACCTTGCTCACCAACAAATGCTTGCTCAGTAAAGCGAGCAAGACCCATAAGAGTGTTACGAGCAACAGGAGGAATAACCAAGTAACGACCATCTTGAGGTACGTTAGCATCGTCAAGACGCTGAATCGTACGACGAATAGCAGCATCGGTCAATGCAGTTGCATTACCAGCACCAGCACCACCAACGAATGCAGTAGTACCATCACCACCGATATAGGCAGTGGTTGTACCTGACACACTATAGTCACCAGTAGCACCGGCAGCGTGTGATCCGTTGAAGAGACGACCGATCTGAATAAGATCGCTGTCTACCTGAGTAGCAAGAGCGTAACCAGCGTCTTCCGTGTAGAAACGACGAAGTGATGCCAATGCCTGAACTTCTACGATGTCCTCGATGAGACGTGAGTATTCGTAGTGCTTGTTGATGCTAACCTGTACTTCAGACTCTACGTTAGCCTGAATCGTAACAGCAGTGTTAGCTGCTTTAGCGAACGCTGCGCCACGAGTGGGGCTAGGAATGTGAAGCGTATCGCCTTTCTTACCACGCATCGTCATCTTGTTGACGAGGTTCGCCATAACAAGAGCTTTTTTGTAAGATGCAATTATTTCGTCTGACCAAATTTCCCAATATCTAAAAAGATATTCCGACTATCGCATCACAGAAGTCTACTTACTAACTCCTGTGCCTTCTCACTTAGTCTGTGCGGGTCACGCTTCATTGCTTTTAGCTCAGTTATAACAAGCTGTCTTGCTTCATCAGCGACCTGCTTGCCTTTTAAGTTATTCTCCATCCACAGAAGAAATCTGGCTTGTTCATGTTTGATATATAGATGGTTTGCTATGTTTCGTAAGAAAGGACATACTTTACTGTATCCAACAAGTTCCCATGATACAGAATCTTGCCAGTTGTCATTCTTACTTTCACGGTAGGTTAAAAAACCACCATGATTTGTTTGCAACATATCAAGTAACATCTTAGAACTAACAGCCATTCCAATTCTAACTCTTGGTCTGACATAAATACCGTTTGTTACTTGAACATCTAGACAGCCTTCGCCATCAATCAAACCTGCGATATACTTCCAACTTAATCGCTTCATACACCCTCCACGGTGTGAACTGCATTGTTGGTAATGTCGTGTTCCCTCTGGTTAAGACACCTTACGTTCTTTCCCAGTTATTCAGAGAAGGTTTTACATCCCCAAAATTATAGGCTAGGGATAAATTTATCCGCATTGGTCTTGTTAACAATGGAGCCACTTCCTCCAGGATATGCTGCTGATGCCATTTTAAATTCCTTAAAAGTTTAGGTTATCTAACCCTATTCTCGTTATAGGCTGCCATGATGTCATCTTGTAAAGCCATATAACGCTCAGGGTCTGTCATTTGTAGTCGAATAAGATCTGCTCGACGATAAATTTTCTTGCTCGCTTCACCAGTAGCACCATCGACTGCTACCGTAGCTGCTTTCAGTGTTTGAGTACGTTGATCCTGTAGTTGCTGTGCTGCTTGCTGAACAGTTTCCTGCTTAGCTTTCTTCAATGCTTTGAAGTTAGACAACAACTCATTAGCGGAATCAAAGTCAAACTGTTTATCTGCTGCTAGGTACAATCTTTGACGTACAGGTGACTCATTCACCCAGGTAGCAAACTCAGGATCAGCAATGACCTGTGTATAATCTGGATGCGATTGAGCTAGCCTGTTTGCAGTTTGCATCCTTGCCATTTGTGCCGCAGCTTGTTGAGCTTGGACAACTGCTGGATGGGATTCAACTGCTTTGTTAACTGCCTTAACAGGATCGGCAAAAAAGTCAGTATCATCTTCGATAGCTTTAACAGGTTGATCCTGCGGTGTGATTTGCCTCTTGATGAGTTCATCAGCTAACTTACGAACTTCTCCAACTTCTTGTGCTTGACGACCAATAAGCTTTTCAGCCTCTTGATGCATCTTTATGATGTCATCTAACGATTTACCCTTGTACTTCTCAGGGATCGTAGGTTCTTCCTGAGTTGGTGCTGTTTCAGTCTTAGCCTCTACAGCTTGAAATTCATCATTACCTACTTCTTCATCTAGAGATTCTACAAATTCAGCCATCTGCTTCTCCTAGTCGGGTATAACCCAATTGTTAGGAATTAAAAGGAAAGTCTAAGTTATCCCTCATAGTAGGACTTAGACGCTGCTACGTTTGCTGCCTGTTCATGAACTGTTGCCCATCGATCATAAGCAGTTGGAAAAGCACCTGTGATGCCTTCCAATTTACTCCTAGGAGCTGCTAACTTACGATGTGCTAACAAATCACAGTACGGGCACTGCACACTACTTACGGAACTATCAACGAAGTGTTCGCTTACGTGATGGTTCCCACATTCAAAATCATTTAGTATCCTCATTGACTAAATCCTCATAGGCTTTTTCCCAAACTTCATGCATTGTTAGGAGCCAATCTAAAGCTTTTAGTTGACCTTTACGTTCTTGTAGTTCTTCACCACTAGAGATGGTGTTTATGTCCGCTACTGCATCTCGGTACTCTTTAGCGTCTTCTAATAAAGTTTTCCATCCAGGATGACTCATTAGGTCGAATCGCTCTTCGTAGTACTTTAATAACTTTGTAGTATCCATTGTTGTTATTTTACCACATCTTTATGAATTTGTCAAGCATGTTTCAATGCTTTTGTCAAGATATTTTAGAAATTTGTGATGTAGTCAACATAGTTACCTGATCAGTGGTTAAAGTAGCTACAATGTCAGGTAACTCTATAGCCTCTACAATCTGTAGTTCAGTCTGCCAAGCACTCTCTACCCAAGTCCTGCTCTCGTGCTGCCAGTTCCACTGATAACCTGCTCTGTCTGCTGGCTTAGGGTCTCTTACGACCCATTCCCAGTTTAACCATACAAGTTCCTTGCCTTCAGGGATGTCTGTCGGTGGTGATGGAGCCTGTTGCCAGCCCTCTGTGCCGTCTGTCTCTTGTGATGGGATAGACCCGTTTTTAGTCCAGTACATATCTATCCTTTAAAACGTGGGAAACGCTGCTGTTGGTGCGGTGAAGTTGCTGGTGTAGCGAGCGTAGTTAGTAACCCTAACATCCTGCATATACGCATTAGCAACGCTTCCACCTGTTCTATCTGCACCAACGTACATTGAATTGGTTTGGTTAAAGTCTGTGCTTACCGTACCTGTCCCGTCATTGGTTCCGTTGATGTAAATCTTCGTCTGATTGGTGCTTGTACCTTCCCTCACCACAGCAATATGCGTCCATGTTGTTGCGGACACCGTACCTGTAGATGTAATCGTAGAAGAACCGTAGGTAAATACAACCTGATTACTGCTGTTTAAGGATACAAGCCAGCCCGTTGTTCCTGTGCCTTTGCCAATAAGACCATAGGTTCCTGATGAGTTTCTATACACCCACCCTTCAACCGTAAAGTTGCCTGTACCTATGCGTTGTATTGGTTGATCTGGAATAAGCAGCCAATCTCCCGTCCCATCAAACGCCATAGAGCTACCACCCCACTTGCTCTGTGTCGTACTTATCTGAGCATTGCCCACCGTCTCCAGATCATTCTTGCTTGTGGCATCGTAGATACCGGCGTTGGTGTAATTAAGAAGCAGTTGCGTACCCGTTATCGCTGTTGGCGGAGCTGTTGGTACAGTGATGCTAGAAGCTGTGGGGTCAAACGCATTAGACCCAGTAAGGAATCTCATGCCTGACATATAACCAATGAAATAGTTCGCGTCAGCCGCTGAATCAACACCTATGTTGACTGTTGTCCTTGTGGTTGGTTTTGCTATGCTGAATGTTGATGTTGCTTTTGTCGTGCCATTCAAAAACACGCTTATGTTGTTTGATGTGTTGGTTGCTACACATAAATGATTCCACTGGAAAGGTATATATGTAATACCAGTGCTCCAAATCCCAAAGCTACCACCTGTGTTGTAGTAAATAGTTATAGTGCTTCCTGTTAGCCTTACGATATATTCAATACCATCAGTCGCACTCCAAGCGCCAGGGCCTCTTTTGATAATAATGTCGTCGTTATCTGACCCAGAGGAGGTTCTATAAAACCAAACATCCATAGAAGCCTGGACACCGCCTAAATCTAAATTGTTTGCG